TAGTCCAGCTTGGAAATTCATTGAAGATAGTTTTATTAATGAACCGTTTGCTAGATGTATTCTACATTGTAGTGATCCAGAAAACTACAAAAAAAATAAAAGTAACGCAGGAGCAGACTTTAAAATGATCGATTTATAAAAATGATTTGGGAGACATTTATATTATGTTTGGTATTCTTATTAGTTATCATGGCGGCCATGAGTATAGGCCTCCTAAAAGGCCGTCGTGTCAAAGGGAGTTGCGGTGGTGCTACCGGCGTTTGCTCTGTATGTGGCGAAGACAATGCAAAAGAGAAAATAGATAAATATGTAGGTAACGCTTAGGACCCGCTGTTACAGGCGAACAGGCGTCAAGGTTACTGTTTATCCTTAAGGACATGGTTCGCTACTCTTGTCTTTTAAAAAACAGACTTTCCAACAGATAAATACTAGTATGAAGAAATTATTTGCATTTGGTTGTAGTATGACAAGAGGAGATGCGTTAGATGATATATGGGATTTTAAACTCAAGCAGACAGATCCAAACGCAGGTCCAAGTAAATATTCCTGGCCACAAATCCTAGCAAACAATATGAATTTAGAGTGTGTTAACTTAGGAGAAAGTGGTGCTAGTAATAAACAGATTTGGTATAGATTGGTAAACACACATATGACAGAAGGCGATATAGCATTTGTACAATGGACATCAGTAAATAGATGGTGTGTAATAAATGATGAACATATACAACAGATTAATGCATTTCGTACAAACAAACAATCCCAAGCATTTTATGAGAATCTACATACTGATATTGATGCAGATTATGATGCAAATTTAAGAATGAGTCATGCAGATTATTATGCTAAAAGCATTGGTATTAAGTTATATCAGCTAACATTTGATAAATGGAGTCTATCTGATAACTTACATTTCAATACAGTAACACCACTTAATAGTGATTTACATCAACTCCAAAGAGATATTCACAAGGAATATATAACAGATACACAGGATTTAAATAATGGAGATAGTATGACAAGAGGATCTGCCAATGATAAAACTGATAAAAAATTGGGACATCCTTGTGCTATTTCACACAAGTTACATGCATACAACGTATACGAGGAGATTGCCTAATGGCAGTAGATACCAAACTAACTAAAAGCCCATACACTACAGAACAATACACACAACATCAATTAGTTGAACTTGCTAGGTGTGCGGCTGATCCCAAACACTTTATGTTGAAGTATTGTTATATTCAGCACCCTGTTAAAGGAAGAATGTTATTTACATTGTATGATTATCAAGTTGGACTAGTAGATACATATCATAATAATAGATACAGTATCAGCATGTTAGCACGACAAACAGGCAAATCAACTTGTGCCGCAGGTTATTTGTTATGGTACGCTATGTTTAACCCTGACCAAACTATTCTAATTGCGGCTCATAAATATAGTGGTGCTCAAGAGATCATGCAACGTATACGTTTCGCATACGAATTGTTGCCAGACTTTATTAGAGCTGGCGTAACTGCTTATAATAAAGGTAGTTTAGAGTTTGACAATGGTAGTCGTATAATTGCACAAGCAACAACAGATAATACAGGACGTGGTTTATCCATATCACTTGTTTACTTAGACGAGTTTGCATTTGTTAGACCCACAATAGCCCGTGAGTTTTGGACTTCACTTTCACCTACACTAGCAACAGGTGGTAAATGTATTATTACATCAACACCAAACCAAGATGATGATCAGTTTGCACAGATATGGAATGAAGCTCTAAAGAATATTGATGATTTTGGTAATGAAACAACAACAGGTAGGAATGGTTTTGCACACTTTCTAGCTAATTGGGAAGTACATCCTGAAAGAGATCAAAAATGGGCAGATGAAGAAGAAGCAAAGATTGGTGAAGAACGGTTTAGACGTGAACATAATTGTGAATTCATTGCATTTGATGAAACACTTGTGGATAGTATTAGACTAGCAATGATGGAAGGTAAAAATCCATATGCTAAACAAGGGCAAGTACGTTGGTATAAGCCTATGGTAAAAGAAGCAATATACATGATTGGATTAGATCCTAGTTTAGGTACTGGTGGAGATAATGCGGCCATACAAGTATATGAACTTCCGGGTATGAAACAAGTAGCAGAGTGGCAACACAACAAAACACCTGTACAACAACAACTTCGTATACTACAACAAATAGGTAAGTATCTAGCAGAAGAAGGTGTTAATAAAGATAATGTATATTATAGTATAGAAAATAATACATTAGGTGAGGCGGCTCTAGTAATGCTTGATGAGATAGGTGAAGAGCATTTTGTGGGAACAATGCTAACAGAACCCAAACGTAGAGGAATGGGAAGAATTCGCAAGGGCTTTACTACTACACACAAAAGTAAAATAGCCGCCTGTGCTAAACTAAAGCATTGGGTAGAAAGCGATAGAGTAGAGATTGCCAGTAAGAACTTACTTAGAGAGTTAAAGACATTCGTAGCCAGAGGACAAAGTTTCTCAGCAAAAGAAGGTGAAACTGATGATCTAGTAATGGCACTTATACTTGTTGTTAGAATGGCACAAGAAATTACAAAATATGATGACAATGCCTTTGAAGCATTAACAGAAATGAATGAAGATGACTACGATGAACCTATGCCAATGAGCTTTTTATAGTTCCAAAGGCATAAATACTATTATAGGAGAACACTACAAGTGACTAACATAGCAGATGAAATATTTAACATACTTAAAGGATCAAACTACAAGGTTCGACTTTTTACATCTGAAGGGATTAAAACACTTAATCCAGAAGAAGCCACACGTTTTTATGCTTATGATCAAGATCTAATGGTCACCCTTAGACAGGACGAAGCAAAAAATGAGATAGTTGTTCAGGCTGGAGCCGGATACGATATTCCAGGCAACAAAAAATTATTAGATAGTGTCAAAGCAGTGGCACACAAAAATCTAGGAGAGTATACTGTGAGAAAATTCGATAAAGAAATTGCGCCAAAAGACTTTGCACACCAGAGTGTTAAAGAAGGAACCATACAAGAAGGATTCAGTAAACCATTCGGCAGCACAAAAACAAGTTATATCCAAAGCCCTAATGCAAAATTAGTTATTAAGCATAAGCAAGGAATTGATGAAGAAAGACGAGGCGCCCGTAGTAGAAACATTCAAGCACTCTTTATTGAAAACTCACAAGGTGAAAGATTTTCGTTCCCCCATAGATATATGGCTGGAGCAAAAGCGATGGCGATGCACGTCAATGAAGGCGGTACCCCGTATGATGAGAAGGGTACAGCAATTCTCGGTCTATGTGAAGAGATCGCAGAACTTAACAAGTTTGTAAGACATGTTAAGTCAAATAATCTAGTTAACGAAGATAACAGTGAAATTGTAGAAACAATCAGTAATAGATTAAGTGAATATAAAAGCACAGTTAAAAGTTTATCAACCCTCAGAGGTTATAACAACTTTGAAATTCAAGAGAATAAAGAAGAAATTAATGAGGTTGATGTTACAGAAAAATTCCTCTACAATACGTTCAAAACCGAAGAGTTAAATTCAATACTCTCAAAGGTAGGACGTATTGTAGCAGAAAACACAAGAAAAGAAAAAGAAACAAAGGAAGTTATTAAACGTGTTGTAGACATTATTAATAGCGGAGCAGATTTAAAGATCACCTACAGCGAAGATGATCCAGAGCATCCAGATAATGAAAATCCTAGAAAATATGCAGGTGGATCTGGAGAGATGGCAAAAATGAGTTCACTACTATCATTCTTAGGACAGCGATCCAAGAACGATGATTTGTGGAACGCTATTACTGATCTAACAGGTGATGGACAACATATAAACAATTTTAGCCAAAAAATAGTAAAAAAGATTACTGATTACTTGGTTACTAAGGCACAGACAACTCCAGCAGTTGAAAGTGCTATTGGATTAGACGAAGAAGCACTCTTTGAACTAAGAAAGAAAATATCTTAAAATAATTCAAAAAAGTACTTGACAGTAAGTACTTTAAACGCTATACTGTAGAAGCTAACAAAGGCACAAGTAGTTAAGAGCTACACTAACAAAGTGATACACAATAGTATCGCTACTAACAAAGGCTAATATAGGAGAAATATCATGGCATCTTTGGCAGAAATCCGTGCGAAATTACTCGCACAAGAAACAAAATCCTCAGGCACACGTTCCTCAGGTGGTGGCGACAACGCCATTTTCGCTCACTGGAATATTCCAGAAGGCACTTCCGCAACATTGCGTTTCCTCCCAGACTCAGACGAAACTAACACGTTCTTTTGGAAAGAACGTCAGATGATTCGTATGGAATTTCCTGGTGTAGTAGGTGGTGATGAACACAAACCTGTTACAGTACAAGTTCCTTGTATTGAAATGTGGGGAGATAGTTGCCCAGTACATGCAGAGATTCGTCCTTGGTTTAAGGATCCGTCTATGGAAGACATGGCTAGGAAGTATTGGAAGAAGAGAAGTTACATCTTCCAAGGCTTTGTAACACAGAGCGAAATAAAGGAAGATACAGTTCCTGAAAATCCAATCCGTAGATTCGTTATAAGTCCACAGATCTTTAAGATCATAAGTCAGGCTTTAATGGATCCAGACTTCCCAGAAATTCCAACTGATTATGAGGCAGGCACAGACTTTAGAGTACAGAAGTCTACTAAAGGCCAATATGCTGATTACTCAACATCTAATTGGGCTCGTAGAGAGCGTTCATTAGATCAAGTTGAACGTGATGCAATCACAAATAATGGGTTGTTTAATCTTAATGACTTCTTACCTAAGAAGCCAAGTGCGGAAGACGTTGGTATTATATTTGAGATGTTTGAAGCAAGTGTAGATGGTCAGTTATATGATCCTGCTAGGTTTGCAGATTACTATCGTCCATATGGCGTAGAGGCGCCAAATAACCGCAATGCGGCTATTTCCTCAACCCCAGCACCTGCAACGGCACCGGCTCCAGTAGCACCGCCAGTAGCACCTGCTCCAGTGGCAACACCTGCTCCAGTAGCAGAGATGGCACCGGCTCCAGTGGCAACACCTGCAGAGATGGGGGCAACAACACCTGCACCGGCAACGACTGACGATGCATCAACTAGTGCGGCGGACATCTTAGCAATGATTCGTCAACGTAAAGAAAACTAAGGAGAAACTAAATGGCTAATTTAAGCAAACTTAAAAAGATCAATGAATCTTATACAATCTACAACTACGACAATGGCTTTAGATTTGAAGCAAGTGGTCGTGATGACGCAGACGAATATAAGAATGTTAATCTAATTATTAACGATGAAGCTACTCTTCTTGAAGTTATTAAAGAAGCAAATGCAATGGAAAGGGACGACTAATATGGCAAGACCTTTTGACGTAAGTAAATTCCGCAAAAGTATTACCAAAGCAGTCCCAGGTTTGAGTGTCGGGTTTAATGATCCCGACACTTGGATCTCCACAGGTAATTTTACTCTTAATAAATTAATTAGTGGAGACTTTGTAAAAGGTATCCCACTAGGTAAGGTTACGGTACTAGCTGGTGAATCAGGAGCAGGAAAAAGCTACATAGCCGCAGGCAATATTGTTAAAGCGGCACAAGAACAAGGCATCTTTGTTATCTTAATTGATACTGAAAATGCACTCGACGAAAAATGGTTACATGCATTAGACGTTGACACCGCAGAAGATAAGTTGTTAAAACTTAATATGAGTATGATTGATGATGTTGCTCGCACAGTATCAGACTTTATGAAGGACTATAAGCTGGAATATGCAGATAAAGATCCTGAAGAACGTCCTAAAGTGTTGTTTGTAGTGGATTCACTTGGTATGCTACTAACACCAACTGATGTTAATCAGTTTCAGGCAGGTGATATGAAAGGTGATATGGGTCGTAAGCCTAAAGCACTGACATCGCTTGTTCGTAATACAGTTAATATGTTTGGTGAATTTAATGTAGGACTATTAGCAACTAACCACACTTATGCATCACAGGATATGTTTGATCCAGATGATAAGATATCAGGTGGACAAGGCTTTATCTATGCCTCAAGTATTGTTATTGCAATGCGAAAACTTAAACTAAAAGTAGACGCAGATGGTAATAAGACTACTACAGTAAATGGTATTAGAGCTGCTTGTAAAGTAATGAAGACTCGTTATGCTAAACCGTTTGAGAGTGTACAAGTTGAAATACCTTATGAGACTGGTATGAGCCCATATAGCGGACTAACTGACTTCTTTGAGGCAAAAGATATCCTAAAGAAAAGTGGTAACAGTCTAGAATATATTAGTCCAGTTACTGGTGAAGTAATTAAAATGTTCCGTAAGCCTTGGAATGCAAATAAAGATGGTGCATTGGATAAGGTTATGGAGGAGTTTGGTTCATTACCAGAAGAAGTACAGGATGCAAATCCTAATGAAGTTCCTGATGTAATAATAGATGAGGTAGAAGTAGATGAATCTTAACGATGGTGACTTAGAGTTTATGTTACAATTATATGATGTGGGTTTTTCATTTATGGCTGATAAGTCTAAAATGGATTATGCAGAAACTTTTGTGTATAAACTTGTAGATTACGGATTCGACGTTAAGTCTAATGCAGTTGAAATAGGAGAACATGATGAATACTTGGATAAGGCAGTTGATACTGTTTTGGAAGAGGATGAAACTGATCCTGAAGACGATTGGCTCGATGAAGAGTTCGATACAGAATGGGATGAATAAATCTCATGAGTAAATGGTATAGACGAGTAACTGCAAATATGAGTGATATCGTGGAAGCGATATCACACTTTGAGAAAGAAATAGAAGAAGCTAGATTTGAATGTGGAATGAAAGGTATACTCGAAAAACAGAGCCGTGACATGCCTGGTATCGTTGAGCACCGTTTCAACCAACTTCAAGAAGTAGAAGCTATACTCGAATACCTCAATACTGAAATGCGAAAAACTCGCAGTAAAATTTTCCGTAAGTTTCTAGAGTCTTATAATAGGGCACTCAGTTCTAGAGATGCAGAAAAGTTCGTTGATGGAGAAGAGGACGTAATATCGCTTCAATACCTCATCAACGATTTCAGTCTAGTTCGCAATAGGTTTATCGGTATTATTAAAGCTCTGGAGGCAAAACAGTTCCAGATCAATAATATCGTTAAACTTAGAGCGGCAGGACTAGAAGATATTTCTTTGTAAAAAAACACTTGACATATAGGCTAGTTGTGCTATTATAGTAATATAGGACAAACAAGCTAATAGGACAGTGAACATGGCTAAGAAATCTAAAATCATCAGCAACTATACACCACAAGAAGTACTTGCTCTGGGCGTACAAACGTACAACTCACAGGGCTTTGTTCGTAGTGGTGACGGTTATATTAAAGTACACCCAGAAACAGGTGAAACATTTATAACGGTTAAGGATAACAAATCGCTTATTCTTGATCTTATAGATGCTAATAACCGCCCTTCCCAAGAAGATATGCAAGAAGCTAAAGTTATCATGGACAAGTTCAGTGGTAAATTTATGCTGAAAAAACTACAAGGTAGTTTAAGTCGTTTTGAAACCAGTGTAAGTGACGCATTTACTACTGATCTTACCAACTTTACTGTCGCAGTTATTGCTAGTATTCCTCACATGAATGAATGTTATTGACAAAGTGAGGCAAAATATTACAGATAAAATTGAGGAGTTACGTTTTAAAAGTGACTACTTTGGTGAAATCCGTACACGTTATGATATAGCAGTAGAGATCATTGATGTAAAGTTTATTCAAACATCAGGTGTGTATATGATTACTAGTGTACATAACAATACAGACATTATTAAGTTTTGGTGGAGAGATCAGCCAGATATCAGTGATATCATTGACGGCAAAACTGTTAATATTCGTGGAACAGTTCTCAAACATGAGAATAGTAAGTATTCCAAAGCAAAAGAAACAATGTTAAATCGTGTTAAAATTATGGGAGAGCTAAAATAATGAAGTGGGACGAACCAGAAGTTATGACTGTAACATGTACAGATAATGATAAGACTGCTGAAGTCACTATTATCCGTAAATCACACGACAGCATTCGTGCAGAACTACAAGGCATACCATTAAACTTTAAGAAATATAAACCAGGCGTATATATTGCTAATATGAGTGGTATGGAATTTGTTCTCAAAACAAGATAAATTTCAAAAGATTTATAAGCACTTGATATTACTGAAGAAAAGAGTCAACTCTTTTCTTGACAGTAAGACATACCGGTGTTATACTTAGATATAATTAGAATTTAAACACAAACAGGAGTTTGCATATGAGAACAATGGCACTTAAGACTAACCGCAAGTCTAAAAAAGCGGAATCAATTATTAGTGTAGTTAACGATGCAGTTGACAATCCTAACGAAACAGATGACCAGATCATTGAAAGGCTTCGTATGCGATTTGAGATACTAGACGAAATGACACAAGCATCTATTGATGGTGTTGTTCGTGGTATGGTTGTTACAGGCCCTCCAGGTGTTGGTAAATCGTTTGGTGTAGAAGCAGTTTTAGAAAAGAACAGTTTGTTCGATAAAATTGCAGGCAACAAGTTACGTTTTGAAGTTGTTAAAGGTGCATCAAGTGCAATTGGTTTGTATAAGACATTATATAATAATGCAGACAAGAACAATGTACTAGTACTAGATGATTGTGATACAGTATTGTATGACGAGACATCGCTTAACTTACTTAAGGCGGCATTAGATTCCAGTAAGAAACGTAAACTTAATTGGAATACAGATAGTGCATTGTTAAGACGTGAAGGTATTCCAGACTGTTTTGAATTTAAGGGTTCAGTTATTTTTATTACTAACCTAAAGTTTGATAAGGTACGTGGCAAGATTAAAGACCACTTGGATGCTATTATGTCACGTTGTCACTACTTAGACTTAACTATGGATACAACTCGTGAGAAAGTTCTACGTTGTAAGCAGATTGTTAAAGATGGTATGCTTAATGAATACGACTTTGACCAAGCAACTGAGAACCAAGTTGTAAACTTTATGATTGACCAGAAGGATAAAATGAGAGAGATCTCACTCCGTATGGTTACTAAAATTGCAGACCTTCGTAAAGCAATGCCAGAAAAATGGCAAGCAGTAGCTGAAGTTACTTGTATGCGAAGAATGTGATAACTCCCCCCAACTATAGACCTGGCATTCATTTGCCAGGTCTTTTTTATCTTGACAAATCAACTAGATAGTGTATACTAATATTATGAATTGTAAAATAATCCTAAAAGATGAAGTGAATTGTAAGATAGAAGGCTTAGATCTTGAGACTCGAAAGAAGATTGAGAAGAAGCTGAAGTTCTTTATGCCTTATGCATTCCATGTACCAGCATATAAGTTGGGCAGATGGGATGGTTGTATTAGTTTCTTTACTATTGGTGGAGTAACTTACAGTAATCTATTGGATGACATACTCCCAATTATTGTTGCAGATGGATATAAAGTAGACGTAGAAGATCACAGAACACAAATAAAGTTAGAGTTTGATATTGTTGATGAGACTACATTCCAACATAAGAACTGGCCTGAAGGTCATGCAATGGAAGGCCAACCAGTAACACTTCGTGATTATCAGATTGATATTGTAAATAAGTTTTTAGAAACTCCACAATGTTTACAAGAGATTGCTACAGGTGCAGGTAAGACACTTATCACAGCCGCCCTAAGTGCAAAGGTAGAAGACTATGGGCGTTCAATTGTTATTGTACCTAACAAAGATCTAGTAACACAGACATATGCAGACTATAAAAACTTAGGTTTAGATGTTGGTGTATACTATGGTGATAAGAAAGAATATGGTAAAACACATACTATCTGTACATGGCAGAGTTTAAATAGTATTAAGAAACAATTCCGTGATGGAAAGACAGATTTTGGTCTAAAGGACTTTAGTGAAGATGTAGCATGTGTAATAGTAGATGAGGTTCATCAGGCTAAAGCAGATGTGCTTAAAGAGCTACTAACAAAAGACTTTGCACACATTCCTATGAGATGGGGATTAACTGGTACTATTCCAAAAGCAGATCATGAAAAGATGGCACTAAAAGCCTGCTTGGGTGAAGTAGTTAATAGACTTGCTACTGAGACTCTACAGGAAGCTGGTGTACTTAGTAACTGTCATGTGAATGTAGTACAGTTAGAAGAGACTGTGGAGTACGGTAACTATCAAAGCGAACTAACATATTTAACTAGTGACAAAAAACGTATGGAATATATCAGTAGTTTGTTAGAAACTATAGGAGAAGGTGGTAATACACTTATACTAGTTGATAGAATCAAAGCAGGTAACCTAATAGTGGATAATATCCCAGGTGCTAGTTTTGTTAGTGGTAGTATGAAAAGTGCTACTCGCAAAGAACATTATGATGAAATTAATACTGAGGATAAACAAATCCTTGTAGCAACATATGGTGTGGCGGCCGTAGGTATTAATATCCCTAGAATCTTTAACTTAGTTCTAATTGAACCGGGTAAGAGTTTTGTAAGAGTCATACAGAGTATTGGACGTGGTGTTCGTAAAGCCAACGACAAAGACTTTGTACAGATATGGGATATAACAAGCACGGCTAAGTTCTCAAAAAGACATTTGAGAGAAAGAAAGAACTTCTATAAAGAAGCAAACTACCCATTTACAATAGAAAAAGTTAGATACAAATGAAAATATTAACAGTAGAAAATAAAATATATGATTTAGATGAGATACCAGATCAAGTAGATGATCTACGTTATGGCATCTTAGATTACAGTGACCCAAAAAATGTGGACTATTACTTTGTCCCACTAGTATTCCTGGAAAGTTTTTATAGTCCAGCCGCAGTGGTACAGATTGGCAATAAACAAATCAGTGTCCCATTAGATTGGAGTGTAGTTATTTGTGATCGTGATGTTGGCGAACCGGAAGTATTAAACCTAATGAGTCTAAACGACCGAGGATTTAGTGCCTTTGCATTTAATCCAATCAACGGATTTAAAGCAGAATATCTTGATATACAAATAACAAATGTATATACTGATATTAAGTGGTATGCTCCTAAACTTAAATTTGGACACCTACTATGTGTACCAGTAACAGAAGAACCTAATCCATTATGTTGTCTGTTCGTAAAAGAATCAAGTAAAATACCTGAGGTACTAGACATTAATGTGATTTGGTAATGAGCGGGCAAAGAAGATTCCTAAAAGTATGGAGTAGAACTGTTGGTATGCCAGTGGGTATTACAGACGATGACAAGCCAGAGTTTTTACCTATCAAGCAGGAAGATGTTATTAAAGCATTATGGTTTAGAACCTTCTGGATTGTCTTGCATATTGTTACATGTGGCTTTATAATAGTAGGTAATGCTAAAACTATGGGATTATGGTAATGAGTAAAATTACAGAATATGCTGAGGAATTTAGTTTCTTAGATGATGAAGACAGATTAATGCATCTTATTGATCTGGCTAAGCGACCTACTACCTTGCCAACAGAACTAAGATCAGACAACAAACTTGTAAATGGTTGTATGAGTCAAATTTGGATAGATGTTGGTTTACAAGATCAAGTTGTTAGTGTATACTATGATAGTGATGCAATGATTACAAAAGGTATTACTAGTGTTGTGGCAGATTGTTTTTCAGATCTAGATCTTGGAGATGCAAAATTACTTACAAAGCAAGACTTTGAGGAATTGGGTATTAAGGAATTACTATCTGCACAAAGACGTAATGGCTTAGGTAGTCTAATAGATACTATAAGCAAAAGGATACATAAGTTATGAACGCTAAACTAACAATTAAAGAAGAGATGCGTTCTATTGACGTTAAGGATAGAACTTGGTATAACAGTTTAACTGCCGAAGAAAAGAAGAAGGTTGGCATATGGGTATTGATGCGATATGCAAGTAGTGTTAAACATAGTATTAAAGACTTCGAGGAACATTATCTTGAATGGACTAATGAGCTTGTCAATGTACATTTCAATACACTAAGACATCATCCAGAGCTACAATACCAGTTACTACAAGCAGTAGGATTAGGTAAGATACAGTTTCATCCATGGATTCCTCCGGGCAAGAAAGGTACTGACAAGCCGTTGTTTAAGTTTTTTAAAGAGAAACACCCTGAGTATAATGATGATGAACTTGATATATTCCTATCACAGTATGATAAGGAAGAGGTTACAGATATACTAGAACAGTATGGATTAGAGAAAAAAGATATAAAAAAGTTATTAAAGTAATGTTTAAATGTGAGTACTGTAACAAGACTTTTAAAAGAGAAGGCACTCTTGCAGTACATGTCTGTGAGCCTAAACGTAGGTTCCAACAAAAAGATAGTAAACATGTACAACTGGCATTCCGTAGTTATCAGTTATTCTATAGGATAGGAACTAACAGTAAAAAAGAAAAGTCATATGAGGATTTTGCTGGCAGTCAATACTATACGGCATTTGTAAAGTATGGCAGTTATTGTATTGATCTTAAAATAGATGATGTGCCAGTATACACAACATGGTTACTAAAAAACAATATTGCTATTGATAGATGGTGTAGTGACAGAAACTTTAACACTTGGATTAAAGAAAGACTTAAAAGTGAGAGTTGTGATAGAGCCGTAGAACGCACTATACTCTTTATGCAAGATTGGGGAGAAAATAATGCTAACGAATGGAATAATTATTTTGACGCAGTACCAAGTAATCTGGCAGTTTTTCATATATGCAGTGGCAAAATCAGCCCGTGGGTATTATATGCAAGCAACAGAGCTCAAGCATTACTTGACCGCCTTAATGAAGAACAAATTAAAATGATCATTGAATACATAGACCCACATGTATGGCAAATTAAAATGAAAAGGTTTGAAAAAGACTTTAATTGGGTAAAACAATTGTTAAAAAAGGCACACTTATCATGAACAACCACTTTATTTTCGATGTAGACGGCACACTAACACCCAGTAGAGGAGAAATTAATCCAGGTTTTAAACAATTTCTAATACAGTTTGCATTAAGAAATAAAGTTTATCTAGTAACAGGTAGTGATAAGCCCAAGACAGTTGAACAGATAGGTGAAGATCTATACAATAGATGCCATACGGTATACAATTGTAGTGGCAATGATGTATGGCAAAAGGATAAGAATATATTTACAAATACTTGGAAACTATCTAGGATAGCAAAGAATTGGCTACAGGAACAATTGGATGCAAGTAATTTTGAACTAAGAACTGGATTACATTTCGAACACAGAACAGGCATGGTAAACTTT